AAGCCGCCGATCACCTACCCCGACGACTCATTCGCCGCGGTCGAGACCGGCGTCGAGGAAGGCATGGCCTATCCGATCCGGCCAGGATCGGAGGGCGCCGTCAAACCGATCTACACGCCGCCGTCGCCGCAAGTCGCCAATTACCAATACGAGGAAAAACTCAAAGATCTGCGCAAGCTGTTCTTTGTCGATCACCCCGAGCAGACCGGCGACACCCCGCCGACCGCAACGCAGTGGATGGACGAGCTTGCCCGCGCGCAACGTCGCTTGGGTACGCCCGGCATGTCGTTCTGGCGCGAGGGACCGGCGGCGTATTTCCTGCGCTACAAACATTTGCTCGAGATCGCCGGCGTCATTGTGCCATTGAAAGTCGACGGCCGCGCGGTGGCGACGTTGCCGCGCAATCCGGCCCAGGCCGCCGCCGAGCAGCAGGACATCGTCAAGACCATGCAGCTCGCGACCTACCTGGCGCAGACCTTTCCCGAAGAGTTCAAGATGTATATCGACGGCGCCGCCACCATGAAAAATCTGATCGACAAGGCGCGGGTGGTTTTGATCAAGCTGCGCGATCCGGCCAAAGTGCAGGCCACCGTCGAGCAGATGTCGAAGATCCTGCAACCGCGGCCGGTCGGTGCTCAGCCTGGCGGTCCGCCGATGATCGGACCGGCAGCATGATTGAAAGCAAAGATATTGCCGAAGCCTGGGACCGCATCGCGCGCACGCCCGACGGTTTGATCATTTATCGCCATCTGCAACGCATTCGCATGGGGCTGGCGCCGACCGATCTGAGTGCGTTGCCGGTTTTTGAAGGCCGCCGCAGTCTCGCCGCTGATTTGATGGCGTTCATGTCTGAGGGCATTGCCGATAATGACCGAGCCTGCGTCACCTTCGCCGTCGCCAAGCCCGCCACCGTCAGTGGCGCCCGCGGCGCCGGCCGGCGCGTTACCGCCAACACCTTTGTCGCCGGCTACGACATCCCCGACACCCCCGACACCGCCGACACCCCCGGCAACGCCGGCAACGGCACGTCCTGAGTGGTTGCCCGAGGGCTTTGCCGATCCGACCGCGTTTCGCACCTCGTATGATCAGCTCGCCGCGTTCAAGGCCAGCGACGACGTGCGCCGCGCCACCCTGCCGCCGTCGCCGACCGACTACAAGGCCGAGCTGCCGGCCGATTTCAAGGTGCCGGACGGCGTCAATTTCCAATTCAATGCCAATGATCCGCTGTTGGCGCAGGCCCAGGCCGTGGCGCACAAGGCCGGATTGAGCCAAGAGCAATTTTCGCAATTGCTTGGCATCTATGCCGGCGGCCAGGTCGCGTCGGCGCAGCAAATTCAGACCGCGCGCAACGCCGAAGTGGCCAAACTCGGCGCCACCGGTCCGGCCCGCATCGATGCGCTGACCACGTTTTTCCGCGCCTATCTCGGCGAGGCTGACGGCAATGCGGTGATGGCGCGCGCCTTTACCGCCGCCGACGTGCAACGGCTGGAAAAAATGGTGAGCAAGATTACCGGCCAGGGCGGCGCCGCCTTCCGCGGCAATGGCCGCGAGCCGCCGCAACCGGCCGGCCTGGTAACGAACGAACAATTTGCGCGGATGAATGACCGCGATCGGCTCGATTACACCCGCCAGTTTGACCAAACCAAAATGCCGGCCTGGCGCGATCCGCGGCAATGAGAGGAAACTGAGCTATGGCGATCTCAAATTTAATCACGCTGCCGGAATACGCGAAGGGCTTCAGCAATGAAGATATTCGCCGAACCATCATAGAAATGTTCACCCAATATTCGGACGTGTTTGAGGTGCTGCCGTTCGAAGGCCTGCGCGGCTCCAAATATGTCGGCTTCCGCGAGGCGGCGTTGGCGCAGCCGCAATTCCGCGCCGTCAACGAGGCCTCGAGCTCGGGCCACGGCGTCATTCAGCCGTTCGACGAGGCCACCGCGATCATCGACCACGACATCGACATCGATCGCGCCATCGTCGACCGCCACGGCCCGGAACGGCGGAATTACGAAGAACGCATGGGCATCACGGCGTTTGCTCGGCTGTGGATCGACACTTTCATCAAGGGCGATCGCTCGGTCAATCCGCGGGTGTTCGACGGCCTCAATGTCCGCGCCGCGATGTTTGGTCGCTTGTTCAACAACTCGACCGCATCCGGCGGCGCCGCACTGTCGTTGCTCAATCTCGACCAGACCATCAACAACGTATCAAAAAAATCCGGCACCACTTACATTCTGGTGCCGTTTTTGTCGCTGCCGCTGTGGATCCAGGCGGCGCGCACCACCACGCTGACCGGCTTTGTGATGCAGACCTGGGACGAGGTCGGCATGCCGAAAATTTCCTACGGCGGCCACCGCCTGCTGTGGGGCTACCCCAAGGACGACCAGGTCCCGGTATTGCAGTTCAACGAGGTCGGCAACGGCGGCGGCTCGGCGGTCACGGCGTCGCTTTATGTGATGACGCTCGGCGAAGGCATGTTGCGCGGCATCTATGTGCGCAACTTAACGCCGGAAGATGTCGGCTTGCTGCAAGACCGCAAGACCTACCGCACCCATATCAGTTGGGATGTCTCGATCGTCGACGAGCACAAGTATTGCTTTGTTCGTCTCACCAGTTGGACCAACGCGGCGATCGTCGCCTGATGACTTTGAGCAAAGAACGAGGACACCATCATGGCTCGCAGAAATTATACCTTTGATGCCAACATGGCGCTCGAGGACGGCGGCGCGGCGCATACCGCAGCGAGTTGGGGCCAGGTCGGCGGCGCCCAATCGATCGTCGATCTCGGCGGCAACCAGGGCATCACCATCACCCTGCCGTCGATCTCCAACGTCTCGACGCTCACTCCGCAGCAGGCCCGCGGCGATTTTGTCTGCGTCATCTACAACGTCGCCTTTACCGGCGGCGGCTCCAACGTCTATCGCATCAATTTGGTCGGCTCCAACAATCCCGGCATGGCGTCGGGCAACGTCATCCTCGGCGAGTTGGTGTTTGGCGTTGGCACCGCGATGGATCCGCCGAACTGCGCCAATACCACCGCGCCGCTCGGATCCGGCAATTTTCCGGCCGGCTGGCAATACGAGCTGTTGTTCACCAACGAATTTCAGAACACGCCGTTTCAATTTGCCTCGCTGTGGTTTGCCGGCACCTTCGGCTCGGTGCAGTTGAGCGCATTCGTCGCGGTGCTGCCCAGAGAATAGGGAATAGACAATGGCCGAAGTCCGTTATCTCGACGGCGCACCGGCAATCCGCAACAGTGGCTTGCTCACCGAAGCGCGCGCCCAGGGCGAAGTGTGGCTGTGGGACTGCGGGCCGGAAGAACCGATGCCGCCCGACGAGCCGGTGCCGCCGGCGCTGCCGATCACCGATCCGAAATTTCATTTGGAAAATCTGCGCCACAAGCGCGCGGTCAGACGCTTCGAGGACGAGCTCGTCGCTTACGATCGGCTGGAACGCGAATATCAGCATTGGCAAAACAATATCCGCGGCCCGGTCGAGCTGAGCATGTGGTCGCCGAATGCCCGCGATGCGCTCAACCATGACGCCAGGGCGGTCAAGGAAGGCCGGCAGAAAAAGCGGCGCTATTATTTGTCGTCGCGCACCCGCGGTTCCGAGCGCCTGAAAAATTACGGCTTGCCGCCCGGCATCGAGCCCGGTCCAGGGCACCAGGAAAATCTCGACCGGCAACTCGCCGGCGAGAAAGAGTTTGTCGACATCTTAAAATCCGATCCGCACTTTGGTCAGGAGATCTCCCGATGAAGCGCCTTGCTCAATTGTTGCTCGCTTCTATTGCGGCACTCGCCGCGCTGGCGCCGATCCCGCTCAATGCCGCGGCGTCGCTGCAAGTCACCCACGTCGTATTGTGCTCGCCCGACATTGCCGGCGGCGTGCAAGGACCGCGCCGGGTGGTCAATACCGCATCGACCGCTTCGCCGCAGCCGGCCTATCAGCTCAACGCGCAAGGCTGTGCGGTAATTGCCACGCCCGATGTCGGGTTTTTCCTGTCCCAAGGCTTTACCGTCGGCACCAACGAAGGCGTATCGCAGCAGAACGCCATCACCGCCAATACCACCGGCACCACCTCGCAAATCGTGCTGCCGGCCTATGGCTTCGTCAAATACATCATCATCGAGGAAACCGCCGGCAACGCCGTAACCGGCGGTATCAATGTCGGCGACTCAGGCTCGGCGACACGGTTCACCTCGGCCACCGCGGTCGGCGCCAATGCCAACGTCGTCGTCGTGCCGACCAACCTGACCGGCTCGAGCAATACCGGCATTCCGACCGCCGATACGATCCTGATCGCGGCACAGACCGCGTTCAACTCGGCGTCGCTCAACGTCACCGTGATCTTTGGCTATTTCTGAGATGGAGGTTTGTGTTTCGGATGATCGAACTGACACGACGATCGTCCCTCCCTGGCGCCGCCGCCGTCCTAGCCGCGGCGGCGCTTTTCTTTGTTTTCTTTGCTTCTCCCGCTGACGCGCAGACCGTCGGCTGCACCGGCCCGACCGGCGGCAATTGCGTGCCGACGGTCGCCTTCACCAGCGCCGGCCAGGTCACGACCGCCAATCCGATCCCGGTCAATGCCAACCCGTCATCGCTGACAACGATCACCGGCAACGCCACCGGCACCACCAGCGCCGTTGTCGGCACGCTCGCCGGCACCGCCGGCAAGACCACGTTTATTTGCGGCTTCAACGTCTCGGCGATCGGCGGCACCGCCACGGTCGGCCCGATCACCGTTGCCGGCCTGATCGGCTCATCGCAAGTCTATCAAGTGCCGGTCAACAGCGCCGCCGGCGCCATTGTGGCGACGCAAACATTCACGCCCTGCATTCAGGCCAGCGCCGCCAATACCGCGATCACCGTTACTACCACCGCCAACGGCACCGCCACCGGCGTCGATGTCAATTCTTGGGGGTTTCAACAGTGACCGAGCTCGAGCAATTCATCAGCGCGATCGCCAAGATCGCCGACGACCCGCAAGCCTGGCTGCGCGCGGTCGGCAATGTGCAAGAGGTCAGAGAAAAACTAACCGAGGCTCGGGTCGCCGAGAAAAATGCCGAGCGCCACGCCAAAGCGGCCGCGACCGACCTGGAAACCGCGCGCGACGAGCACGGCCAGGCCGAGCACGCCAGTCGCACCGCGGCGGCGCAAAACGCCGCCAATGTCGCGCGCGAGCGCGAGCTCAAAGGGCTCGAGACCGACCTGGCGCGCCGGCGCAACGATTTCGAGCGCGAGGCCGCCGCAACCAAGGTGGCGCTCGATCGCCGCGAGGCCGAGCTCACCAGCCGCGAACAGGCGGCGGCGAAGAAACTCAATGACGCGAACAAGCTGATGGCGGCCTACGACGAGGCCAAGCACCAGGCCGCCCTGAAACTGGCAAGCTAATGAATGGCAACGCTCTACGTCACCGAGTACGGAACCATCGCCGGCCTGCCGGCGACGGCCAACGGCCAGGTGCCGCTCGAGCCGCCGCTCGCCGATTACACCGTGGCGATCCCCGGCACTTCGCCGGCGTTCCAGCCGACGACCCGCATGGTGCGATTAAATTGCGACGCCACCTGTTCGGTGCTGTTCGGGCAAAGCCCGAGCGCCACCACGACGAACGGCCGCATGGCGACCAATCAAACCGAGTTTCGCGGCGTGCCGGAAGGCATGGGCTTCAAAGTCTCCGTGGTGGCCAACGTGTGATGTCATGCCATTTGTGAAAACATCGAACGACGGCGAGATCAGCATCGACCATTCCGCCAGCCCCGGCTTGACGCCCGACCAGGCGCGGGCCTTCGGCTATGCGCCCGAGCTCGTCGGCGAAGGTAAACGCATGACCGCGCCGACGCTCGGTTGCCCGCATTGCGGATCCGCCGTGGTGCTCAATCCAATGCGCACCCGCGAGCGCGCCCATTGCTATCAATGCAACAAATACATTTGCGACATTTGCGATGCCGTCAGGCATGAGCCCGGCTACGTCCATCGCACCATCGCGGAGATCGCCGCTCTCATCACTAGCGGCAAGTGGCGCAACGTGGGCTCGATGTCGAAACCCGTGCTCATTCCTGTGGAGGACTGATATGGCAAAGCGCGTCTTTTCTACTCAGAATATGTCTTGGATCGCCAGCGCGTCGGGCGCGGCCATCACCTCGCCGACCACGCCGCAATGGATGGCGATCAAGGGCGGCAACGGCACCGCGATCATCGATGTGCTCGAGCTCTTGATCTCGGGCCTGGCGTCGCAGTCGACGCTCGGCGGCTTTATCTTCTCGCGCGTCACTGCGCTCGAGAGTGCCGCCGGCGGCGCGGCGCTGACTACCTCGGCGCCGAAAGCCTCGGACGGTTTGCTCAACCCGAGCGGCCAGGCCATCACTAACCCGGTTGTGGTGTTCAATGCCGCCTCGACTACCGGACCGACGCCATCCAACGTCGTCACCAATGCCGATCTTAACCTTGGCTTGAATATGTTCGGCGGCATTCTGCGCTGGAACGCGGCGCCGACGCAGCAATGGTGGATTGTTGGCAATACCACGACCACCGGCGAAAGCATTCTCTACAATTGCACGACCGCCGGCGGCGCCACCGGGCTTGCCAGCGCGCACATCATGTACGAGCCGTACTGAGAATGTGCCATGCCACGGTTGCGGGTTATCTTTCTGGCGGGAACGCCGGACGATCCTAACACTTGGCAGGCCGCGCTGTGGGCCGATGTGCCGGCGTCGCGGCAGACGTTCTACGCCAATGCCAATGCCAAGTCTGTTTGGGTGGACGCTACTGCTACCGACAACACCAATCTGCAAAACGGCTCGGTCGTCGAGACGGTCATCACGCAACGGGTGCCGTCCGGCACCAACATCTCACAGATCGAAACCTTTCTGCAAAACCAGTGGCAGAGTTATCAGAATGCCATCACCAACAACAATCCTTGGGTTCACTATGGCTCGACCTGGGATGGCACGACGTGGAACGTCGTGACGGTGAGCTAGATGGCAAACCGAGGCATTTGGTCGTTATTTGGTTCGAACCCGACCACGCTGTTGTCAGGTGCCACGCTTAACGCTCTCGGCAACAACACGATGTCGGCAGCGTCATCGACTTACGCCAACCAGACCAATCTCGATCTTTATTGCGACATCGAGGTTTTTCTCGACACCTTATCGCCAGCGTCCGGCGCTTATGTCTCGATCTATATTCTGGCCGCGATCGACGGCACCAATTTTCCAGCGCAAAGCGCGGCCGACTTGCGCCTGACCACGACGCAATTGTTCTGCACCATCCCGGTCGGCACTACTGCAGCAACCACGCAGCGGATCGCGGCGCGCAACATTCTTCTGCCACCGCAGCCGTTTCAGATAAAACTCGACAATCAGTGCGGCGTTGCGCTTGCCGCGACGGCCAACAACACCGTGAAGATCGACGCTTACAGCTATAACTTGAACGGATAGGCATGGGACTTAGCGGTACTCCTGTACGGCAGTTGCTTGCAGTCCCGCTGCAAAGCCCAATCGTTGATCCTAATCACCCGCTGGCACGCGGCATGGTTATGTGCGTGCTTCCAGGCATAACCTATGGTCTTAATCTCGCGCTAGCGACGTCCGGTCTTGGCACGCTTTTGGCTGGATCGACTCCCGCTGCATTCGCGCAAACGCAAGAAGGGCCTGGGCTGCTGTTTAATGGCAGCAACACCTTGTTAAAGACTGCTGATGTGGCTCGCAGTGGCGCGGTGTTTCCAAGTGGTAGTACGCCAATTAGCGTGTATTGGCGTGGTTATCAAACCGCGTTGCCGACTTCATTCGGGGTGTATGCGGCCACCACCTACGACAACGCTGGCACCAATCCATTCTTTACTTGGTGCGTCAGAGTTAACCCTAGCCCCACTTATCAACTATTTTGGTTTCCATCTTCCGGCGGTACAAGCACGATTGCGGGTGCAAGCCCGAGTGCTAGCGGTCTTACTAGCCTGTGTGCGACCTTTACTCCCGGTGGAAACACCAATTTCTTTGTCAACGGCGTTCAGGATATTAATTTTCCGATAACCTTTGGTGCCGCTGCCTGGGGTGCGTTTCAAACGACCGCGTTTATTGAGTTGGGTGTTGACACGTCAACCACTGGCCGATTTGTCA